GCCAGAGCCAATTCATGCGGGTGAACCCCGGATGTCAGGGCCATGTTATGGAACTTGTCTGGGCTGATGATCTCATCCGACCGTCCTGCGGTTGACATCCTGTCAACAAGCCGTCTGCTGAACCGATGCAGGTCCGACCTAAGGAAACCATCTGGTCCCCGTTCATGCCCCGGTTGAAATTCGGATTGGACAACGTTTCGACCCGGATAGTCAACCGGGTTGCCACGTTGAGGGATAGCCGACACATCCACAGGCTTTCCGCGCTTGCCGTAAATTGGCGCAGGGGTGGGCATGTCCTCGGATGCCTTTACGATAATGATGCGTCGTTTCATTTTCAACACCTATGTCAACCCGAATTGATCACGCCCACTGTCATCGCGGACAGCATCCAGAAGACGTTGGAATGCCATTTTTTGCAGCACTGGCTGCATCATGTGTTTCATCAAAAGCAGGTTCACAGCCTCAGGATTCATTTCGGACACATGCTCGTTCCCGAGACGCAACGATTTGCTCAATACGTCCGGTCGCATAAGTGACTCCACCGATGCTGGGACTTCCGCATGGTATGGGTTGTCGCGCATGAAGAGATCGGTTACATAGGCCCCGGACTTTATCGGGCCTATGCGAATCTGCGGGATCAAGTCAGCCAATGGCACCGTGCGCTGGAGTTCACCAAGGTACGTTCCGGGCATGACATGTTTGTAGGCAGGATGCGCGTCCATATCGTGAACGAGCGGCTCTCCGCTAAACTTGACCAGACCGACTACATGCCCCTTGGGAATATGACGATAATCAACGATCGAATCATTGACCTTTTTGATGAAGTTGCTGAAAGCACTACCGGCAACATCCACGGTTTTCCTGCCCTTGGGCATGGGCAAATGCGGGTTGTAAATCTGCTTGTCCATGAATTCCTTCATGGCCTCGTATCGGTCGCCCATGGGCACTGATTCGCCAGTCGAATGACGCAGGAACTGGTCAAGGTCTTGCCATTTCAGACCAGACGCACCGAATATTTTCTTGATCTTGGACGATCCGGGGTATAGATGCGGAAAACGTGCAAACCCCTCCTGAACCAGCGCGTAATGGTTGGGGTCATTCTGTCGCATCCATGCCAACTCGTGTTGCATGGCATGCATCAGCGTTACGTTGCCAAGGTGCGAGTCATTCGATCCAAGCCATACCGCCCCCAATACACCGCCGCGTCCATCAGCCAGTTTGGGAACATTGCGTTGCCATGCAAGGCCGGGACCACTAGGCTTCCCATATCCACTCTTCGTGTTATGGCCGACGGACCATGCATACCGTCCATACCTGTCGGGGTGTGCGCCAAAACCAACTCCACCATGCGTGTCGAACATCTGACCTGAATAAGGAAGCATGACGCGACCGGCGGCAATGCGATCCGAATAGACCGGCACGACAGGCAACGCTTGCCCTTTACCGTTGAAAAGGTCGCTGACCGATGCGGTAAATTTGTCGTCTCCAAACTTGCCAGACACTTGACTCCCGGAAGCACTCGGGATGAAAAGTGGATAATCACGCGCGTGGGCTGGACGATTTGCCGCATCAATAACGTGGTCTACAGGAAGGTCCGGCCAATGTGTCTGCCGTATTTTCTGTGCAAGCATGTCCGGGTCAACTAGTGGCATTTTTCCTACCTGTCATTGGCTCGTCGGATAGCCAGCATTCGCAGAACAAGCCCTTGCACTCAAGGTTGCCACTCTGCGGCAATTTACCCGTCTTGATAGCCTCGTCATAGAACTCTTCCATGGGCCATCCACCTAACCGACCGGCAAATCTAGCACAATCGGCGCAGTGTTCTATTGTATTGCCGAAGTTCCAGTAGATTCGTCTTGTTTTTGATGTATCTCCGAGGCAAAACCCTAGCCAGTACGCCTCTTTCAACGCATGAGCATAAAAAGCCATGCGTTTCTCATAAGGGATTTTTCCTATCTTGTCGTTTATGTCTCGGAAGAACTTACGCAAGTACTTGTATTCATCGGTGCGCACTTTTCTTAGGACGGAACGATCGGATGCGCTAATGGATAAAAAGTCACCGGACGAACGCTTGCCCAGCAGAAATGCGCGAGAGTAATAAGATCGGATTGCCCTGACAGCACGATCCTCAACGGTTGCCTCGCTAAGTGGCGCGGGTATTTCAACGTCCACGCCCTTCAGGTTAGACAACAATTGCCCTACGGCCCTGAGGAACTGCATATCCTTCGCAAATTCCTCCTGCAATGCGTTGAACGCCTGCGTTGCAACTTTCTTCTCGTATTCGACCAGTTCGCGAGGAATGAATTGACCACCCTTGTATTGGCCTATGCCTCCCTTGGGCGCACGAAACGGTGACGGTCGCTCTCGTAGCATTCTCCGATTTTATCGGCTTGGACCCCTATCTCAGAAACTCATTTACAACTTTTTCCTGTACGCCGTTGACAACGATATTGTTGTGCAGTACTATTTTGCGGTAGGCGCAGAATGGCGCAGGAGGACAAGGGTATGACGATGATCAGGAGCCGATACGAACTCACAAAGGCGTTGGGCAAGAGGCACGACGCTACGGATCAGGATTTAAGCGCAGAAGTTTCCCAATGGGAAACCCCGGCCTATGAGGTCATCACCACGATAGACCACGCAGTCATCATCCGAGGCGGCAGGAAGGGCTATTACACAAAGCCGATAATGCTGGTCTATCCATTTACTTTCGACGACGTCATAGAGGCTCATGGAACGCTCTGCGATGAAGCGTTTGAAAAAATGAGAGAGGAGGAACAGGACGATTGGCTGGAAGAGGACTACATACGGGGCATCCTAGCGGTGCGTTGACCATGGGCGCGGCTACTGTGCCGTGCCCAACGGTATGCAAAAAATGCAAGCAGGAAGCCTTTGCGATTGGCGACAGGATGTTCTGCAAAACCTGCAACGGATACCTGACTAACCGAGGACGCCCGGACGGATCACGTCGCTGGTACAGTCCCGGATATTGCCAGTGCGGAAGCCTGCTGTATCCATTTTTTCGAGGCTGGCAAAGTCATTGCCGAGACTGCAATCGCTATATCGTCCCGGAGCGTCATGCCAAAGTGCCACCTGCTCTCGGCGAATTGATCCCGCTGGTTGGACAGACGTTGGCGATACACGAGTTTGGGCATCGAAGATGGCCAGAGGAGCCTGACGCATCGGATATCGGTGTGGCTATCGTGAGAGACTTGATCAGGCTCTGCCTGCCCGACATTCGTTTTCTTCGACCGGACCTGCCATTGGCATTCTATGCCCCATGGCAGTACGAGTTCGCCAATGAAGTCAAGCCGATTCCCCAGCCCATCATGTACGACAGGCTGGTTGATCTTCAGACACGATCCTGAATCGGAATATCCGGGGTGCGAACTATAATTTTCGCACCCCGCGGTTCAACACCTTTGCGCATTTCCATCGGTGTCTCGGAGTCCAGCATTGGCCGCGGGGTACTTGGCATCATGTCGGGTTGCGGTGGTTCTTCCGGTTGCGGCATAGGCGGCAGTCCCTCTGGCTGAGGCGGCCGCATTGCTCCTGTGGGAACCTGAATTGGCCCTTGCCGTGAACCACCCGCCGAAGGCATTCTTTGCTGGGCCTGCATCTGGGCTTGTTGTTCGGCTTCGGCACGTTCCTGCGCCTCTTGCTCCATGGCTTGTTGCTCTTTTGCGTCCAGATATTGCAACGCCTGAATCAAGGGCATAGGCATATCCACCGCTGGCGAGTCCTTGATGACGTCTGGCAATTCCATGTCGCGGGCTTTGTAGAGGGCGCGAAGATTAATCGTTCCGTTGTTCAACATCATGCTGATCAACTGTTCTTCTTGAATGGCCTCAAAGTCTTCGATTCCCACCCACTCAAACACATATTGCTTGCCCATAGGCATCTTCCACAAAATCTCGTGATTGAGGAATCGCGCTACGTCCACCATCAGGTGGCCAAATTGTGTTTGGGAGTACTCAAAATACTTATCTGGGGAAGCCTCCGACAAACCTGCGGCAAATGGACTCGCCTGCGCCAACCCTGTCTCTTCCGGGCTGATGTGATACGCCGCATGCAGTTCCGTGATCATTGCATAGTGCAATTGCGCATATTCCATATCGCGCATGCTTTGATCCATCGAAACCCATTCTGTCCTAGTACCGCCCATGCCGTTACTGGCTGGCGGCACCGAATTAAGCACAGGGATCGCCCAACGTCCGAGTGTCCCGCTCATGATCTGTTGCCAGTCCAATCGGAAGCGGTTTAGGCTTTGCTCGCTAACATTGCCCACGATGTTGATAAATCCGCGAGGCAAATAGTCGCGCTTGAATCGCCCGGTGTTGTACCTGCGGATTTGGAGGATATCGTTGATGGTTGTGATAGCCATCTCTGTTTCCGACACGCCGTACCCCATGCGGGTCAAGTCGGCGGTCGGGTTGCGAACCAACACGGTGCATTCGGACTGTGTGTAGTACGCCGCAGGAGTGCCTCCCTGCTCGGCCAGACGCACGAATCGAATCGGACCGTCCGCTACAGTTTCGCGCTCGTTGGGTGCTTCCTTCAGCGTCATTTTCCCATCTTGAATTGCCGTTGCATCAGGCAACCAGCGACGAAAAAGCGTTGGGTCGTGAACGGCAAAACAGGTGATTGGAAATTTGTCGGGGCTGTTTTTATCCGACCATTTCAGAACAGGCACAAAGTCACAGGTCAGCGTTTCGCGAATGAGACATTTCATGAAGTACGGAAGGCCCGGTTGCCAGCCATGCAAACGTTCCGATTCCGGCGGCTCGCACCAACCCGCCCCTTCAAAGAATTCCGTCAGCGCAGCCATCTCCTTGCGCTCTTTGGCGTTTGGCTTGCGCTCGCGATCCCGCAAGCGAATCTTGAACGCGGGCTTTTCCAGAAGGCCATAGCGACTGCCTTCGTAAGCCGAACACCAACGGCTCGCCTGATTGACGCGCGTTGCAATAATAATCTGGGGCAATGCCACGGCATTGACGAACTGTCGCAATGCTTGAAGGGTGACACTTGTTTTGTCGGCGGTATTTGCCGCAGGGCCACCATAAATACCCCAAACCGCCAATGCTGGACTGGTGAAAGCCCCCTGCTCTTCGGCAGAGACCATAGGGCTATTTCCGGTGACTGCGCCTAGGGCTTTCTCGGCCAACTGAGCATCCCGCCGCGTTAGGAAATAGTTGCCGATTTGTAGCAGGATGTTGTCTCTCGCCATGTTGTCCTCAGCGCATTATAAACTACGCATTGCCCGCACTGATGGTAAACCCGGTGATTGTCAGAACCTGTCCCGCAACAATGCTGGTACTAGACAGTTGCAGGTCGCCGCCACCTCCAGTACCGCTGATTGACCCTTGAATATGGCATGCGCCTGTCGAATCCTTGAACCTAAAATAGGATGCAGTCCCGCTGAAGTTGGACGACGGGTCGGACCATGTTCCGTTGTTGACGATCTGACCTGTCGCCGCCGCATTGAATGCAGTTGTCGTCAAGGAGATTTCAGCCAGCAACAAGCCTGTATCCGATGCCGCGCAGTTTGCCGGAATGGCCCCGTCCCGTATTTGCAAAACGGGAGCGGAGGCCGTGCCGGTAATCGCAGATGAGGTGATCGTCAAGTTCTTAAGAACCGCCATGATCATATCCATCTGTGCGTTGCGTAGTTTTTCGGAATACTTCAAAGCCATGTTTAGGAAACCTTGATCAACGGCCCGAATACGCTAACTTGACCCGTCGGATAGGTTATGACCCAACGTTCGCGATAGGTGCCTAGCGTCGCCAAATCGCCAGCCTGCCATGTGTAGCGAACACGACCGGCGACTGCATCAACAATGGTCGCACTAGCGTAGACCGTCGGGCTAGACTCGTCAACCTTCGTGAGTTCGTACGCAATCACGGTCCCCGTCAGATCAAGCGGCGTCCTGTCCTGCTGTTGCAGGATATCCTCGCGAACCGGCAATGTAGCCCCTTGAGTAAAGGTGATCGTAGTTCTGATATTCGTTCCCAGTGGCAACGTGACCGGAACATACGAAGCGGCACCACCGGTAGGTGCGAGGGCAAGTGCGCTTGATGTGAACCGCCATGTCGAACCGCTTACCAACTGCAATGTGCTGTTGAGTTTGTCGGTCACGGCTTCGACAGTATCGG